CTCTTGGTACATGGGGTTCTCCGAACCGACAAAGACAACGTTATTCACATAGTTATCCACAGGTAGCATGTAGCACTCGTTTTTGTAGATACCCTGCCTGACAGTTCGGTGGTTCACATTAGCCATCTTCCACTCAAGGTCGTGTCCTCCATCTGTGGTGAAGACGAAATCAGACTTGAAGAATTTTTTAGTTTGAATTTGATACTCTCTGGGGTATCCCCAGTAAAGGTCAAAGAGCCAGCAGACAGTGGTCATCCCTCGTCTTTGGTGAATTTCAAACAGCTTGTCTAAAACTGGAGGCCGTTCCCATTTGGTGTAGAGCACGATGTCTGGTTTGAACTTGTCAATGGCGTTGCCTATATCGTTTGGTTGGGTGGACTGTTCACACCTTAGAACTTCGTGACCAAGAAACTCAAAAGACCTAGCGATATATTCCTCGTCGTACATCTTCACAAATTTTCCTATAAAGAAGATTTTCACTCTGGTTTTATTTTAGGCGTTTTCCTTGGCTGGGTCTCTGTAGACTCTGCCAATTTTCTCAAGAGTCCTTCCCTGTCAAAGGGACGCATCCGTAGTTCTCTTTGAAGGTCATCGTAGTACGGTCCCGGTTTGAATATCCTATTAGGGTCGTACTTCTGATACCTTTCTGCCTTTCTCTGGCGGTCTTCTGGAAGCATTAGACCGAAGTGCTCTACGTAATATGGAGCGTGCCATCCGTAGCGATACATGATTGGCGGACCCAAGCCACAATGGAGACTCTTTCTTTGGAAGGTTAGTCCAAATTCGGGGGCATATCTGTAGAATCGAATGTTCCAAAATCGTTGTATCCCGGAGTCATGTGCAAAATGGTCACGGTCGTTGTATAGGTTGACAATGAGGAAATACCAAGCGATTTCATCTCCGCTTCCAAGGCGTTCAGCCTCGCTACGAGTGAACTCTGGGGCGAAGACCTCATCCATGTCGAGGGCGATGATCCAGTCTGGGTTGAGTTCTCCCGCTTTTGTGAGGAGGTCGGTTTTAATGTTGGGTTGGTCTTTTCCCCACTCTCTGTTATCTTCGTAGGTTTTGAACCCGTACTTTTTGATGAGAGCTTTTTCTTTTTTGGTAGCATTGCAGGTTACGATTATTGTATCATCGCACAGACGCTTAAACTCCTTGAGTGTGGCCTCCATGTAACGATCAGCCTCACCCTCTCCACAGACTCCTATTCCAACGATTTTAAGTGTTCTTTCAGCCATGCGACTTGGAGTTCGTTCTTCTTTATTTGCTCATTTGCAGCGTCTACTTGAATCTTGGCCTCAGCAACCTCAACGGATGTATTGAAATCTCGCACCACTTCTAGTCGGAAGATTTCCTCCTGATTGCTGTCTATTAAACTTTGAACAATTTCCTTTTTAGTTTTCATTTCTAATTTTCATTAAACTTGGTAAGTACTTCATCTTTGATTTGGGCGGAAGCTTGCCTGCTTTTTGGGCTTTCTTTATTTCACGTGTAACGTAGTCGTCCACCATTCTAGAAATCTTGGTGTTCTCTTGAACGCTGGTCTTGGAGAACATACCAGTATCTATCATGTTTTGTATCTGTTGGCGTTTCTCTAGTGGAATTGACTCTGTCTGTACAGCTTCTAGCATGACCTTCTCAACATCAGGATACCTCTTCTTGACCTCAAGGGTGTTAGCTAGAAGTGACTTAGGGATACCGGCTTGGATTCCTTTTAGGACATCAACAAACTTCTGTTCCTGTTCTTCGGTGTACATTGGTGTGGTCATCGTAGTAGTCCTATGTTAACAGGGTTTCTGTTAGTGTCGATAGCGTCAAAGTCGCGTGGTCTTTCTATGTGACCCCTGGCGGCTTCAAGCTCTTCGGTCTCACCGTCCCTTAGTCTTTGAAGAGCTTCTGCTGTCTTACCCTCTCTGTGAAGAGCGTGGGCTTCTTGAACAGCTTGGTAGAACTTCATTCCATCCGATACTCCTATCAACTTTGGTTTGGCGTTCTGGGGTCCAAGAACTTTAATTCTTCCCTTTAGGAGGGTGTTTGCTTCCTGTTCTTGTACGCATATTACAGACCCATCAAACCTCTCGAAGAAGTATACCTTCTGAGGTGTTTCTAACTTGTGAACGATTATCTCGCCTTTTGGCGGTGTTATTTCTTCCATAATTTTATTGTACTACAGACTCGCTTAGATTGCTGGCTTATTACTTGGGTACCCTGATAAGCAGAGGCACCCAAGCAACAATCTGTAAGAGATTAGCTTCCTAGGAACGCATTGGATGCGTTAATAAGAACTGCTGCTGGTTCACGAAGAACTGCAACTCCGAACAAAATGTCGACTACAACTAGCATACCAAGGTTTCGTACCTCGTTTGACATCTGGACACGAACTCTGTTACCGCCTCGAGTCTGAATTGCAAAACCGAACGCACTCTTGTGGAGGAGAAGGTTTCTGTAAGTCTGAAGACCTGAAACGATTTGAGTAGTTGTGTACACAGGAACGCCAAAGAGAACTCCCTTGAAGTTAAGTGCGTAACCCTCTGAAGAGAAGTTACCTGTCTTAACTGGGCCGCCTGCTGTTGAAGGACCAACTGAGTACTGCTGGTAGTATTTAGCTACTGCATGAAGTTGGTTCCAGTAAACATAAGGGTGGAAGAAGAACGCACACTCTGAGAGTTTGTACTTTCCTGTTTCCATCTTATTGAGGGCCTGACGGATTTCTGAGTCAGACACAACAGTTGCGGTGTCACCTACGGTGTTAGTTGAAACGCCTGACCAAAGGGCAGCAAGAGCAGCTTCGAGAACTTCAGAAAGAAGAGAAGCCGCCTGTCGGGCGTAAATCTCGTTTACTGAGTACTTAGAAGCGATTTGCTGAAGGTCCTTATCACCAATAATCCAAGCAACGTAGTTGTGGGTATTGATAGTAAGAGTGGTATCTACTGTGTCCGGAGACGCAGTGGTGATTTCTGCACCTTGAGTTGACTGTGTTCCCACTGTCAAGGCGTTGGTGAAGAAGTCAGGCACGTGGAAAATATCACTTCCTTCGGTAGCGAATTGAGACAAATCTGTACAGAAGTTTGCAAGTACTGTGTCGTCAAAAGTCTTCTCATTGACGATGGATGTCCACATCTCTGAGATGACTGCGACGAGGTTAGCACCTGTAAACGGGTCTGAAGTAACTGCCATAAATTTAACTATTCACTTTTAACTCCTCCTTTCATCTTGGCTTCAAAGGCAGCTTGCTTTTCAGCAGGTGTGCCAGATTTGAGTATTTCATCTACTGGCTTGCCGTTAAAGGTTGGGACTCTGGTTGGAGCTGGGGTTGAATCCGTAGATTTCTTTTCTGCTCTAAATGCTTCGACCGCTTTCGCAATGAAAGGACTTTTAGCTGCTTCGGATAGTGAGATGCCTCTGCCTTTAGCATAAGCTTCAATTTCCGCAATCTCCTCAGAACTGTGTCCTGCGACGCGTAAATCTACTTTTTCTTCTATTCGTTTTTCCAGTGAAGCAGAATCGAATTCTTTTGATTCCCCCTCTTTTAATGGCTTCAGTTCTTTAAGCTCTACCTCTAGCTTTTTAAGGCGGGTAAAGTTTTGTTCTGAAGCGTCAGCTTTCATTCTTAGTTCGGCCAGTTCTGCTGGAGAAATCTGGACTACGTCTTCAGGATTGTTTTGAGGATCCTGAACCTCTATGTCGTCTTCCATTTGATGAGATGGTTACTCTGTTAAGTGCGTTGGTGGATGCGGCACCCCCCTTAGATACTATTTCTTCCTTCTCTTCATTGAAGGAAAGGCATCAGTCTGGTTGGCTTTGGTGAAGGTCTTTTTGACAATCGCTTTTGGCAATTCCCAACCTATCATTTTTGCCGCCTGACCAAATTGTTTCATTTGATTTTTCATTCGTATTGAATAGTTCCACCGTCCTTTTTTGGGTTAGGACGGATTTTTTCTAGTAAAAGGGTTCTGATTAGTCTGGCTGCGTGTTCAGCAGACTCTTTGGTGTCTCCTTCCTCCCAAGAGCGGGAGTCATACACGTAGTCTATGACACGCTTTGAATAATCGGCAAGATATCCCCCCGTTTCGGAGTTTGAAAGAGCTTTGAAGAACTCTGCGTCATTAGGCTCTATCTTCATATCATCTGTGAATTAGGCATACCCATTGGTGAAGGTGCCGCCATTGAACCAGCTACCTGCTGAGGCATCATTGGCTGGTCTTTTGGTTGGTAAGTAAGACCAAGTTCTACAGGGGAGATACCTCCAAGGGAGAGCAGTTTGAATATAAGTGCGCGGTTTGTTGGTCTTGGAGAGCCATTGGGTTGGTTCCAGCAATCTGGAGAACCATCTGGATAAGCTGGGACTTAACTGAAACGTCTGAGGACTCGCCTGTGATGTTAATGTCAATCATATACTTGGCGTTGGTCCAGAAACCTGCAGGAATCTTGAGGAAACGCTGTTTCTTGCCCTTTAGTTTGTCTTTGACCTGCATACGAAGAAGTTCCTTTTGTTCTGAGGAAGGATACCAGCCAGTCTTTTCGGTGTATTCAATAATCTTCTCTCCTACTAGGGCCTCGGTGATGGCGTCGTCTAGGTAGTTGGATTCCTCATCTGCACAGCTGAATATCATAGTGTGCTCGAGGGCGGTGTCGTGTTTAAAGTTAGGGATGATGTCTTCAAGAAGCATTGGCTTGTAGTAGAGTCCTAGGTCTTCACGCTTTAGTTCAAAGAAAGAAGAGGCGAGAGAAGCTTGGAGGTTAGCGACCCCAAGCGGTGTACGGGAAGGTAGGGAGGCTCCGGTAGTGATATCTGAGGTGAATGTTTTGCGTTCGGTGTTTGAATCCCAGTTCTGGCGAGTCTCTTGGAACTGTGGAAGGTTACGAGCCTCAGTCGCAACAGGAGTGATTTCGCTTGTAGCGTGAATTAACTGACCTGGTTGGTAGTTAACAATAGAGTTTTTGCCTGCCAATTCTTCATCGCGTGTCTGCCAGAGAGGAGTAGAGTGAACTGCGAGAGACTTCCTCTCAAGGTTCTCTGCTTCGTTTCGGGCGATTTGGTTATCTAAAAGGAGTTCTACGAATCCACGACCCATTGCACGACCTGGTACTTCTTCCCACTTATGTTCTCTGTAACCATGCTTAGATAGCTCTTCCTCAAAAAGGGTGACGGAACCAGTCCACTGTTCGCCTCGATGGTTAATCTCAGATTCAACAGACCGCTGTATCTTGTCTCCAATCTTGCGGGTCCAAAGTTCAGCTTTAACCATTCGGTGCCACTTCTTGCCTTTCTTGCAGAAACAGTCATAAACCAAGCAGTCTCCAAGGTCTTCCATTTTCTCAAGTTCTGAAACGTCCCATCCAAGGTCTCTCATCTCGTCGAGTGAAAGGGTGTAAAGTTCTGCGAAAGAATCAGTGACGATGCCTTGAGCAGAAGGAGAGTGTCTAAGGTTGTGGAGGGGTACGAGTTTCCAACCATCGTTTGTTTTCTTGTTTACGATGTGTCCGTAGACTGGAAGTGACTGGCCGTTTTGGTTTAGAAGCTTGCCGAAGTTGGTATCTTTCAACCATTGCTTGAGACGCCTCTGCATGAGGAATACACGGAGTTCATCGTTGTTGTGCTCTGGAGTGAGCAGGATATCTCTGGTATCTAGGTCAATAAACTTAGTGGCGATGTCGCAGGTAGGTTTGACGATGTTGTAGAAGAACTTTCGGAATCCTTGTGGATCGAATTGTCCTGTCTTGTACTTGGAGTTGTAGTACAGGTCGATGGTCTTGAGCATTTCAGGCTGGTTGAAAAACCATCCTCCGGGCATTTCTACCTCGTCATACCAAGAAGCTATGAGTTTTCGAGCAGATTCGTCTGTCATTGGTACTCATATTTAACTTTGGTAATGGTTTCTTGTCTATTCTCGAGTATGTTTCTTTGTTTATGGTTTATTGGTTTGAGGTTCCAGTATGCGAGCATGGTTGCCATAACTCGATCGTCATGGAAAGAATGGGGAGCACCCGCCCCCTGCTTCTTGGCTTCGTTGGCCCAGACGAAAGAACGCATCTCCTCGAGAATCTGCTCATCTCTGAGCTTGGGCCAGTTGGATTGGAAGAGTTTGTTCATGTTCTCGATCAACTGCATCTTGGTGGCGTAGTTCGTGTAGAAACCGAGTTTGTCTATCTTCTTGGATTCACGCTTAGAAAAAACTTCACGCTCGTAGATGTTGTCGTATTGCTTTTTAAGGTCCTCAACGAGCGCCTGACCGATACCTGTGGCTTCGGGGATGACAAGGGGTTTCTTAATTCGGTTGTACATCTCCGTTAGAATGATTGTTTTGGCTGTGATGACGTGGGTGGGGACAAATCCATTGAATGTGGCCACGACTTCGCCTGTGAACTTATCTACACACACTATAGCTGTAGGGTCCTCTGCTCCTGTAGAGGGGTCGATTCCGATTTGGTATTCGTGGTCCATGGGTTCGTGGAATATTTTAATCCCAGCCACTTCCCTGATAGGAGACTTGAGAATCAATCTCTGCGCTTTGTCGATGTCTGATGAGAAGACACGTCCCTCGGTCATGGTTTCGGTATCCCAAATTCCGTACACGAATCTTTTGACGTAGAGTTCCCCCTTAACGAGCTGGTCTTCGATAAACCCTTCAGGGAGGTTTTGTTTATTGTCCAACATACCCGTTTCAATGAGATGAGTGCCGGGTCTTGGATTTGATTTGAAATAGGAGTAGGCCCAGAAATTCGCGGGGTTTGTTGTGGCGGCTTTTTGACGGAAAGGAACGTTACGGGACATACGTCCTGCTAACTGGTCCCAGATAACTTGGTCGGTTTCCTCTAACTGGTCGATAAAGGCACCGCCAAGGTCGAGTCCTCTGATTTTCTGCGTGGCTTTTTTGGTGTCGTCACCGCCAACGTTGGTATCAAGTGAGAAAAGGAGAATCTGTGAACCGTTGGGGAATTCGATAATGCCGGGACCGACCTTATAATTGTAGGTACCTGAGGGGAAGATGTCTTGAATCGCTGGTATGAGGGTAGAGTCGATATCACTTCTACTCTTTCTGCCTAAAAGGATGCGATTATTGGGGAAAAACATGCACAGGAGGTACATCTTGATAATAAGTCCCACGGTTTTACCAGAACGGTAGCCTCCTGAGATTAGAAGTTCCTTATCTTTATTATTTACAAACTCAATCTGCTTAGGGGTGAGTTGCATATCGCCAAAAGACTCAATGATAACCTCATTGGCGAGCCACTTCTTACCTAAGTCCTCGTATGCTTTAAGCGTTTCCTCCATCGGGGTTGTGTTTTTCGGCAAATTCCTTAATAGCCTGTCTAACTACTGAAGAAGAGTTAGTAAACTTCCAGTCCTCAGCCAGCTTGTGGAGTATGTCCACAGTCTCTTGGTCAAAGGATAGTGTAATCCTTACGTAATTGATGCCTTTTTTCATAATTATATAATGGTACGTAACAGTAAATGTGGCTATTTTGGAGTATCCTTATATATATAACTTAACGACCGAACAAAAATGGTTGCACCTACCCCCCCGTACCTACGTATATAGCCGTATGTGTAGAGTCGCACAATATACCTTGCGCGCGCCTACTCTATAGATGTGGTGGTATATGGCTCTATAGAGCCGTTATCTGGTTGTCTAACACCTATGTTTAGCACTGGTACTATCACTTTTGCCGACTCTTCAGAGGTTAATTGTATGCCAGCTTCAGCTATTAAAGGGGCTAATATCTTTAGTCTAGTTGATAGGTCTTTCTCCTGATTAAGTATATATTTAGCGTTATTATAGAGTTCTTCCTTAGTTAATCCCATAAGTTCATACATAGTCTTCTTTAACTCATTACTATTGGCGGGTTTGTGGTCGATTGTCTCTATTATCTCTTTGGCTTGTTCCTTTATGGCGGTTTTTAGTATTGTTTTGCCATTTGCGTGAGCATATACAGGTGAATAACCGGCCTTTATAGCACTTGGTTTAATCTTATTGCCGTTTTTTGGTAACTCTTCCAGAAACTTCTTACTTCGTGGACTCATCATATTTATGTATTATCTGTAATGTATGAAATATTGGCGAGCTTTAGGCTCGCTTAACTCTTGACTCTATATGTGCTTTATGTTGTATTAATATAGTATATGGCTACACTAAGCCATTTTCTAAAACTGTTGATAACTCTATTGTATAAATACTTGTATTAATACGTTAGTTAATACATACTACTGATGTAGGGGTTACAAATAACAATAAACAAATGAAATTACACGTTAAGCATAAAGATCCAAACAAGACATTTATAGGCGGTTTGATAATAGGTTTCGTTGTAGGCGGGCTAATAGGTTGGGCGGTTTGTGGGACTTGGGCATTATCAATGCTAGAAAGAGGGCAGACCGAAATACAAATAAGAGGTATTGCAGAGGACGACATAACAATTAACTAACCTTTCCACGCTGTACCTCACAAGAGGTCTAGCGATGGGCAGATTAGCCCTAAAGGATTATAAACAATAATATAAATAACATGGATATAAGAGATATAAAGAAGATAGCCACAGCAGAAGAGGCGGAAGAGTATGCGAAAGACTGGCAAGTGTGGCAAGCAGATGAGGCAATGTCTTACAGGGAGCTTGTAGACTGGCAAGAAGCTTTCACAGAGCTTGCGGAACGTTTCAACTTAACAGAAGTATTTGAAGAAAACGGCATAATATAACTAACCATGAAAATACAATGCGAGTTTGTGGGAACATGGGACGATGCTTACCCACTTTATAGAGCTGATGACCTTATAACAGGCTTTCACTCTTATGGGACGACACATTATCAAGCCATCTCCAACGTTCTGGGACTTATACAGAATTGGAGAGATAGCATTAAACAAAAATAATATGACATTGGGACTAATGATTGTTAGGTCTTCACTTAGAAAAGCACAAAGAAAGTATGGAGACTACACGGAAGCAAGGGAGGCTTTGGAAATGATAGAGAGAGCACTTGACGAGGCAGACGAAATACCACTAACAAGGCCTAAAAAATAACCTTCTTACTTCCCTTATCCTCAGAGCTTAAGCAATACCAACGTTAAGAATACAAGGACAGGGCAGTTAGATTGTTTGTAATCCGTCCTTGCTCATCTTTTAGGTGGGCGGGATACGGCTTATAAGCCGAAACATTATGAAAGACATACAAAAACACATAGATGAGTATTCACGTGCCTTACAGAGCCATATAGAGGCAGTACAGAGTGAGGTAGAGGCGAGAGTTACAGTGAGAAAGACGCATTTTCAACTATTAACAGCAAGACAAGCCTTAAAGGCAATCGAGGAAGAGGCTTTAGAATTAAAAAACAACAATGAGAATATTATTTAGCTTACTGGTGGCGGTTTCAATGATTAGCTTTGCTTATGTAGCGTCATACGAGAAGCCAAATCAATGCATGATTCCTGTGGATAGTGGCATTGAGTATTAAGAGTACATATATTAATATAAATATATGGACAAGAGATTTAGACCAGAAGACAATCCCCTCAATGAGGTAGAAGTCGAGCTACCACCAAAGGGGTGGACAGATGAAATTATGAGAACAATTATTTATGGTGATGAGCAACCCAAAAGAGGACATAATAATAGACAGCTTTAGAGATT